GATTCGGACATATTTCCGCGAAATGGGGATGGGGGGGAGTGAGGCGAGATGGCAGGGAGACGACCGACGCCGATGGCGTTGAAGAAGCTGGCGGGGAATCCGGGCAAGCGGGCGCTGAATGAGAGTGAGCCGCAGTTTGCGCCGGGGAGACCGCCGTGCCCGCCGCACCTGGTGGGGGAGGCGCGCAAGGAGTGGAACCGGGTGACGAAGTTGCTCCTCGATGCGGGGCTGCTGACGAAGGCTGATCGGGCTGCGCTGGCGGCGTATTGCGAGGCGTGGGCGACGTGGGTGTTGGCTGTAGAGACGCTGGCCCAGCCGGAAGAGAAGGGCGGGGGGATGGTGAAGGTGACTGAGAATGGGTATCCGATGCTCTCTTCCTGGTGGACGATTAGCCAGCAGGCGGCGAAGGCGATGCGCTCGTATTTGGTGGAGTTTGGGTTGACGCCAGCGGCACGCTCGCGCATGAAGGTGCAGAGCGAGGGGCGCAAGCGGACTGTGGCCGAGATGTTGGACGATGCCGTGGACGAGGACGCGGCTGGGGATGCGGCTGGCTATGGCGAGACGGATTGAGTATACGGCTGAACAGTATTGCGATGATGTATTGAGCGGGAAACAGGTGGCCTGCAAGTGGGTGCGGCTGGCCTGTGAGCGACATCGACGGGACCTTGCTGCGGGCGCGGAGCGGGGTCTTTTTTTTGATGAACGGGAGGCACGGCGGGCGGTGGCCTTCTTCCCGCTGGTGTTGCGGCACAGCAAGGGGAAGTGGGCGCGCAAACCGGTCTGGTTGGAGCCGTGGCAGCAGTTTGTGATCTGGCAGGTGTTTGGCTGGAAGCGGGCGAGCGGGCTGCGCCGTTTTCGCACGGTGTATCTGGAGGTTGCGCGCAAGGCGGGGAAATCGACCCTGCTGGCTGGCGTGGGTCTGTTTTTGGTGGCCGCGGATGGGGAGGCCGGGGCGGAGGTCTATACAGCGGCGACCAAAGTGGAGCAGGCGCGGATTATCCACCAGGAAAGCATACGGATGGTGAAGCAGTCGCCTCTGTTGCAAGGGGAGCTGAGGGTGATGAAGAATAACATCCATAACCCGGTGAATTTCTCCAAGTTTGAGCCGCTGGGGAGCAACAGCGAGACGTTGGACGGGCTGAATGTGTCCGCCGGGCTGATCGATGAGTTGCACGCCCATCCGAACGGGGATTTATGGGAGGTGATCGAGACGGGGACGGGCAGCCGGGAGCAGCCGATTATGTTCGCCATCACGACGGCGGGTCACAATGTAAATTCATTCTGCTTCATCCAGCACGATTACACGGAAAAGGTATTGGACGGGACCCTGAAAGATGACAGTTGGCTGGGGCTGATCTACAGCTTGGACCGCAATGAGGAGGGGGAGATCGAGGATTGGGAGGATGAGGCCAATTGGGTGAAGGCCAATCCGAATCTGGGGGTCTCTAAATTCCTGGATGTGATGCGGGACAAGGCGCACAAGGCGAAGCGGCAGCCGTCGTTGCTCAATGGTTTTCTGACCAAGGAGCTGAACGTCTGGACGAGCGCTGTGGAACGGGCGATCAGCCCAGAGGCGTGGCGGCTGTGTGATTTTGGGCCGGTGGACGCCTCTGCGCTGGCGGGGCGGCGCTGTTGGATTGGGGTGGATTTGTCGAGTACGCTGGATGTGACGGCGGAGGTGTTGGTCTTTGAGGCGGACGAGGATGGGCGGCGGCCCGTGGTGTGCCGGTTCTGGATTCCTGAAGATAACATTGGGGAGCGGGTGAAGCGGGACCGTGTGCCCTATGATGTGTGGGATCGGCAGGGGTTGATCGAGTTGACGCCGGGCAATGTGATCGACGATGCCTATATTTTGGCGCAGATTCGGGCGGATTTTGACCTGTACGATGTGCAGGAGTTGGCCTATGATCCGTGGTCGGCGACGTGGCTGGCGAATCAGTTGCAGGCGGGGGGGCTGGAAGAGGAGCGGCTGATCGCCTTCCGCCAGGGCTATGCGAGTATGTCGCCGACTGTAGCGGAGTTGGAGAAGGCGATTGCGCGGCGCAGCTTCAACCACGGGGGGAATGGGGCGTTGGGGTGGATGGCGAGCAATCTGGTTTTTACGCAGGACCCGGCGGGGAACAAGAAACCGGACAAGAGCAAGGCCCGTGAGCGCATTGACGGGATGGTGGCGTTGGGGATGGGGCTGTATCGGGCTGTGTTGGGGGAGGCTGAGCCAGCGGGGAGTGTGTATGAGGAGAGGGGGATTTTGATGGCGTGACAGGGTGACAGGATGATGCCCCGTCCCCCCACAGGCCGGGGCTTTTTGATTGGGCGGCGGGTTTTGGAATCATTGGATCATTGTGGAACGGGTGTGCTATACTGGGGGGAGTTCTTCTTTTGTTCGCAAGGCGACGGGACGGGACGGGCGGCATGGTCGGTGAGGCAGACTTGGTGGCGGCGCTGGTGGCGAAGTTGGAACCTTTTGAGACGCTGGTGGTGGACGGCGGGTGCATTTGGGGACAGCGGGCCTATAAGGAGGCGACGCTGGCCGAGGCGCAGCAGCGGATTGCGGCCTGTTGGACGCCCCAGCACCGGTTGGAGGTGACTCGTTTTGTGGATGGCTATAAACTGACGGTGCTGCGTAGCCTCTTGACATAGGGGAACGCTTGTGCTAAATTGATCGTACTTCGCCCGGCGGCGAAAGTCGGCCTTGTGCCGTGTGGTGGTTTCCCACTTCCCAGCCCTGTTTCCCCTCGCCACCTACAGCCGCCGGGCGGAGGGCTATATTGCAGATACGGTACAGCCGGTCTGACTCGCTTTTACGAGTCTGGCCGGTTTTTTTTATTGTTGATTTCGGAGCAAGACATTGGATCGCTTCCTCGCCTATGGCCCCGGCCAACGGTGTTTGATTGGAAAGATTGCCATAGGGCAGGGCATTGCGTATTTGCTGATCGTCGCCCTGGCCCGACCCCTGACAACCAGCTATTTGAGACAGGCGGAGATCATGCCCCTGTGGGCCTGGGGGCTGTTGCTGGCCGGGCTGGGCGGGCTGTTCTGGCGGACGGCAGGCCAACGGCGGGATATGTGGGGGCGGTTGGTGGCGGTGGCTATGCTGGGGATACAGGTCTGGCTTGCGACTACATTTGCAATGGCCGGGGCGCTGACCGCCATCGGGATGTATATTCCGATTGTGCTGGTAATTTTCGGGGAAGCTGTTTTCGTCCAAGACAAACGCTAGTGACGGATATGCAGATCTCTGAAATTGTAACTCTGGTGACTGTTGCGGTGGCGATAGGCGGATCGCTGTATGCTGTGCGCCGCCAGGGGGACACCCAGGCGGTCAGCAGCAACGCCGATCTGCGTGAGCGGGTGACGTATCTGGAGAACGCCAACCGCTATTTGATCGCTGAGATGGCGAGGCTGGAGCGGGACAATGGGCGGCTGGTGGAACAGGTGCAATTGCTGGCTGAGGAGCTGCGGGATTGGAAGCGGCGTTTTGAGCTAAAATCGGAAGAAAACGCGGCCCTGTCCAGGGCGCTGGGGAGCAATCGGTGAGCGAGTGGATGGCGGTGCTGGTGCTGGCCGGGGCAGGGATGGTATTTGACGCGGCGGTACAGTTGGTCATCAACTCCCAGCACCGGTCGCCGGGCAAGGTGCTGGTGTTGACTATCGTCAACGGGGTTTTCCTTTTCTCGGTTATCGCCACCGCCTATCTGGTGGACGGTTTTGTGATCCGGGGCGAGTGGGGCGAGGGCTGGCTGGATTGGGTGACTCTGGTGGAGTGCGTGCTGGCGGGGTATGCCTGGGTCTTTGTGGCGTCGTTGTGGCGATTTGTGACGGAGGTCAAATGAGCGATTTTCCAAAAGTGCGTTGGCTGGCCCTGCTGCTGGCGGTGGCGTTTGGCGTGGTTTTTGCCGGGCTGAATTTTGATTTGGCGGCGGCCCTGGGCAGTTTGGGGCTGCGGGCGGCTGGGATTGGGGCCGGGCTGCTGGGGATTGCCAAGGTGATCGAGGAGGCCATGCACAGCATCGACGCTGAGGACCCGGCTGTAAAGATTGAGGACTGGCACATTGTGAGGGGCGTTGAAGCGCCCTCTTTTTGGCGGCGGGTGCTGTAGGGCAAGGCAAAAGGCAAAAGATGCTTTTTGTGTTGATGGTGGCGTCGTTGGCGTCGGCGGTGCTGTCCAGTTGGATCAGCCGGAACGAAGAGGACGGGCGCTTTGATTGATCGCTACGATTTGCTAATTATGCTGGGGCTGGCGCTGCTGGTATTTGCGGTGGCGTGGCTGGCGGGCTGGCCGGGGCTGGTGGGGTTGGTGGGGGGAATTGTGGTGGCCCTGGGGCTGGCAGGGGCGCGAGAGAAGGGGCATAGGCGGCATTAGATGGGCATCTTTAGCGGGTACTTTGAGAAACGGCTGGCTCCTACGCGCACGGGTCTTTCGGCGCTGGGCAATTTTGGCTCGGTTAGCCAGGCAGGGGTCTCTGTTTCGGAGGGGACGGCGATGGGCTATCCGGCCTATTATGCCTGCGTGAAGGTGATTGCTGAGGACCTGGCCCAGTTGCCGCTGAAATTTTATGAGCGGCTCTCAGACGGGGGCAAGCGGGAGATGCGGGATGATCCGCGCTGGGCGCTGTTGCACGATGAAGCCAACCCGGAGATGACGGCCTTTGAGTTGCGGCTGATGATGGTTGCTCAGGTCTGCAATTGGGGCAACGCCTTTGCCGAGATTGAGTGGGACAGCCGGGGCTATCCGGTGGGGCTGTGGCCGCTCTCGCCCAATCCGATGGACACGGAGTTGGTGCGGCGCAATGGGGAGTTGTTTTATTTGGTGCGTGTGCCTGGGGAGGGCGGGCAGCGAGTGTTGCCCGGCTATCGGGTGCTGCATCTGCGCAATTTGCTGGGCAGCAATGGGCTGGTGGGGAAAAGTCCGCTGCGGGTACACATGGAGTCCATCGGCTTTGGCGTCGCCCTGCAATCATTTGGCTCTACCTATTTTGGCAACGGGGCGCGGCCGGGGGGGGTGTTGGAGCATCCGGGGCGGCTGAGCGAGCAGGCGATCAAGCGGCTGGAAAAAGATTTTAACGCTGACCACGGCGGGCTGAGCAATGCGCACCGGTTGAGAATTCTGGAGGAGGGGATGAAATACTCTCCCGTCAGCGTGCCCCCGGAGGAGGCGCAGTTTTTGGAATCCCGGGTCTTCCAGCTGGGCGAGATGGCGCGCATTTTCCGGTTGCAGCCTCACATGGTGGGGGACCTTTCCAAATCGACGAACAACAACATCGAACAACAATCTCTGGAACACGTCATCTACACGTTGCAGCCGTGGCTGGTTTCGGTTGAACAGAGTCTGCGGCGCGGTCTTCTGTTGGACAAAGAGAAGCGCAATCAGTCGTTTGAGCACGCCGTGAATGGGCTGCTGCGGGGCGATTTTGCGGCCCGGTATGCGGGCTATGCGGTGGGGCGGCAGTGGGGTTGGCTGTCGGTCAACGACGTGCTGAAGCTGGAGAATATGAATCCGGTGGCGGGTGGGGATGCCCGGTTGTCGCCGCTCAATATGGTGGAGTTGGGCACGCCCCAACCGTCGGCTGGGAAACGGGACGGAATAGCGAATAGCGAATTGCGAATTGCGAATAGAGAACGGCGATCTGCGGAGGATGTGGGGAAGGAGCGGCAGAAGCTGGCCCAGACCCAGCGACCGCTGATCGAGGATGCGGCGGGGCGTGTGGTGCGGCGGGAGACGAACGACATTCGGCGGGCGGTGCAGAAGTATCTGGTCAAGGGCAATGATTTGCAGGGCTTCCTCCTGTGGCTGGGTGAATTTTATTCGGAGCATCAGGGATTTATTGGGCGGCAGTTGTCGCCTGTTTTTGAGTCTATCGGGCGGCTGGTGTTGGCGAGTGTGGCGTCTGAGTTGGATGACGAGTTGGACAGCCACGAGGCGGCGATGCTGGCCGAGGTTGCCAGTTTTGTGGAGAGCCTGGCTCTGCGATGGGCGATTGGAAACCGCAATGAGTTGGAAGCGCTGCTACGGGAAAACGACGATTTGGAAGCCGGGGCTACGGCTCTCGGCAGTCGGCTGGATGGCTGGGAAGAGACAGAGGCGGGCAAGACTGGGGCGCGGGAGTCTGTGCGCTCGGTTTCGGCGCTGGCGCTGGCGGCCTATGGGCTGGCGGGGGTGACGCTGCTGCGCTGGGTGGCCGGGGGCAGTGAGAGTTGCCCCTATTGTCAGAGCCTGGACGGGAAGGTGGTAGGGCGGGGGGATGCGTTTGTGCCGGCGGGGGATTTTCATCCCGACGGGGCAGAGACGGCGCTGAAGGTACGAAGGAGTACTTTTCACCCGCCGGTACACGATGGCTGCCTAACGGGAGATGGTCGTATATTGCCCGGTGGCCGGGTCACGGCCACTAGCGAACGGTGGTTCGATGGAGATGTCGTCGTCATCGAGACTGCCAGCGGTCACAAACTCACCTGCACGCCAAACCACCCGGTACTCACACCGGGGGGGTGGGTTGCGGCGGGTTTCCTCAATGACGGAAGTTACGTAATCAGCGACGGCAGGGGTGAGTGGGGAACTGACGGTGACCGGGATGACCAGGATATGCCAGCCCGCATTGAGGATGTAGTCAAAACGTTTGGGCGTAGAGCGCAGGTGATCACCATTCCAATGCCAGTGACCGCCGAACACTTCCACGGCGACGGGGTGGGCAGCGAGATCGCAATTATACGGACCAATGGCCTGCTGCTGGATGAAATCGAGGCCACGGGCTGTGAGCATTGCGGCCAGGGTGCGTTCGTGGTGGGAGATGTGGACGCCGTTGGCCTGGCGGGTCTGGGCGGTGAGGCAGCGTTCGGCGAAAGTTTTCTCGCGACCGGTGGCGGCGATGTGGGCGGCGGCGGCGTTGGCCTTCCGTTCAGCAGCGGTCCGTTGGGCGGCGCGCAAGAACTGAGATTCGCTCAACCCGCGGGGGGTAATGTCGTTTTCGAGCAGGTGGCGTCTGATCACGTTGCGCGACACGCCGAATTCGAGAGCCAGGGCGTTTTCGGGTTGCCCGGCCAGGTATTTGCGGATGAGATCGTCAGCATCCAAAGAGATGCGTTTCATGGGTTTGTCTACAATCTCCAGACTGAGCGGGGGTGGTATGTGGCTGAGGGAATTGTAACACATAACTGTGTTTGTTCGATAGTCTCTGGAGGATAAGGAGAAGCAGAATGGAACGAAGAATTTTTGAGCTGAGCGAACTGCGGGCGGATACGGGCGGGGAAGCCCCGGAGATTGTGGGCTATGCGGCTATGTTCAATTCGCTGAGCAATGAGTTGTGGGGCTTCCGGGAGAAGATTGCGCCTGGCGCTTTTGCGGAGAGCGTGGCCGAGGATGACATCCGGGCGCTGTGGCAGCATGACAAGGCCCACGTGTTGGGACGGACGAAGAGCGGGACGCTGCGCCTGGTGGAGGACGAGGTAGGGCTACATGTACGCATCAGGCCGCCGGATACCCAGGGGGGGCGGGATGCCCTGGCCCTGATCGCCCGTGGGGATGTGGACCAGATGTCCTTTGGCTTCCGCACCCTGGATGATGAGTGGGAAGAGAAGGCGGACGGGATGCTCGTGCGCACGCTAAAAAAGGTCAAGCTGTATGAGGTCTCGCCTGTGACTTTCCCCGCCTACAGCAGCACTACGGTGGGCGTGCGGGGTGAGGGGATGGGCGATAAGGTGGAAATTCCCGCCGGTGTACGTGGGGCCACGGCACAGGCGGATGATGGACAGGTGGCGCGGGCGCGCAATCTGCGACGGTTACGTTTGACGATGGCAGAGTTCGTTTAGCTGTGCGGACGAAAACCGCACCTACGGAGGATGACGATGGCCAAGAAGATTTTGGAGATGCGCCGGGAACGGGCGGAGACGCTGGCCAAGGCGAAGCACTTGCAGGACATTGTGGACGGTGAGAACCGGGCCATGAGTGAGACGGAGAGCCGGGATTTTGACGGCTTTATGGCCGGGGCCGAGAATCTGGCGAATGAGATTCGTCGGCGCGATGCGCTGGAGCAGGCGCTACCCCCGGAGGATCGGGAGGGCAACAAGGCCCCCAAGCCCAGCCCGGAGATCGGGATGGGCGGCACTGACCTGCGCCAATACAGCCTTGTGCGCGCTATCCGGGCCATGACCGCGGCCCAGCGGGGCGAGCGCAACGCCTGGCGGGGGGCGGAACTGGAGATGGAGGCGAGTGAGGCTGTACACAAGCGGTTCGGCATCGAGCCGCGGGGGTTCTTTGTGCCGGCGGATGTGCTGGAGCAGCGTGACCTCAATGTGGGCACGGCGTCGGCGGGCGGCAATCTGGTCTCGACGGACCTGCTGGCCAGCAGCTTTATTGATTTGCTGCGCAACCGGGTGATTGTGCGCCAGGCCGGGGCGACTGTGTTGACCGGGCTGGTGGGCAATGTGGACATCCCCAAACAGACGGGCGGGGCGACCGCCTATTGGGTGGGCGAGGGCAGCAGCCCGACGGAGAGCCAGCAGACGATTGGGCAGGTGGAGTTGACGCCCAAGACGCTGGGGGCCTACACCGACTTCACCCGGCGGCTGCTGATCCAGTCTTCGTTGGATGTGGAGGCATTCGTGCGGGCCGACCTGATGGCGACCCTGGGGCTGGCGGTGGACTATGCGGCCCTGCACGGCAACAGCGGCAGCGACCCCAACCAGCCGGACGGCATCGAGCTGATCAGTGGCGTGGGCGCGCCCGGCGTGGGGGCGTGGACGTGGGCGGCCCTGGTGGGGCTGGAAACTGCCGTCGCCACGGCCAACGCTGACATTGGCAGCCTGGCCTATGTGACCAACGCTGCTGTGCGCGGCAAGTTGAAGACGACCTCCAAGGTAGCCAGCACGGACAGCATGATGATCTGGGATTCCCAGTCGGGGGCGACGCCGGTCAACGGCTATCGGACCCTGGTGAGCAACCAGGTGCGCGCCACGGGCGGCGCAGGCAGCAACGAGTCGTTTATGTTCTTCGGCAACTGGGCCGACCTGCTGATCGGGATGTGGAGCGGTATCGACATCCTGGTGGACCCCTACACCCACAGCACCAGCGGGACTGTGCGGGTGGTGGCTTTGCAGGATGTGGACATCGATGTGCGCCATGCGGCCTCGTTCGCTTTCGAGAAGGCCGTGGCCTAAGCCTAAGCCCAAGTCCCCGGCACTTTCTGAAGTGCCGGGGACTTGAATAACAAAGTGAAGGGGTGGAGGGGTGATGGCATTCCTCCGCTCCTCTAGTTTTGGAGGATGAAATGAAGAAACGATTTGGTTTGGTTTTTGCGGCGGTGGCGCTGCTGTTGGCCCTGTTGATTCCCATGAGTATGGGATTTGAGGCGAGCGCTGCGCCGGCGGCGGCGCCGACGCCGGTGGCGGTGAATGTCTATCCGGCTGGCAGCGCGGATTGGGCGATGGCGAGCTTCTGGCCGGGGACGGCGATCACGGCGGACGGGCGCTCGAATTGTGTGGAGGCGGCGGGGTACAGTATCGCCGACATCCAGTACAACATCGACCAGGGGACGACCAATACCACTACGTTGACGTTGCAGTTTACCAACGACAAAGTGACCTACAACGACGGGGTGAATGTGGTGGCCAGCAACGCGGCGGACGCCAGCGATTTGCAGCCGTTTGGCCTGTATGGGCGCTGGGTCTGTCTGTATGCCGACGTGACGAATTCCAGCGCTGTGACTGTGACGGCGATTGGCGTTTTGAAATAGACGAGGAGGCGGGGATGAGGGTACGCATTGTGCAGGGCGTAATCGTAGATCGGGAGCGCCGGGGACCGGGCGACCTGGTGGGCGTGGATGACGCCACCGGGCTGCTGCTGGTTCAGTCGGGCAAGGCCGAGCCGCTGGCGGAAGACCCTCTCCCCGCCTCTGCGCCACAGCTACGCCTGGGGCTGATCGACATCTCTGGGATTGGCGTCATCGAACTGGATGTGCTGGCCGGGCTGGAGATTCGGGACTTTGCGGACCTGGCCGGGGCTGATCCGAAGGCGCTGGCGAAGGCGCTGGGGGTGAGCCAGAAGGCGGCGAAGGCAATGATCGCCGATGCTATCGGGTTTCTGGGTTGACCCGCTTGGTTTCGATACGGCTGGAAACTGCCCCAGCCTACTCAACCGGCGCTAGTCTGGGAGGCGTGAAACGATGAACGATGGCGAACTGATTCTGGGCACGGCCCCGGAGAGCGAACCGGTGACGACGGCGGAAGCGAAAGCGCATCTGCGGGTGGATGTGGCGGACGATGACACGCTGATTGCCGGGCTGATTGTGGCGGCACGCCAGGCGTTTGAGGAGATCAACGGGCGCAGCCTGTTTACCACTACCTGGAAATTGATTCTGGACGGCTGGCCGGATGGGGAGACGATCCGTTTGCCCCGGCCTCCTCTGCAATCGGTGACGAGCATTGCCTATACGGACACGGACGGAAACGTGACGGTGTGGGACGCTGCCAACTACGAGGTCGAGACGATGCGCACGCCGGGCCGGGTCTATCTGGCCCACAATGCGTCCTGGCCCACTGCGAGTTTGCGCCCGGCCAGCCCCATCACGCTCACCTATGTGAGCGGGTGGGCGACGGTGGGGGCGATTCCGCAGCGCTATAAGGCGGCGATCCTGTTGCTGGTGGGGCATCTGTATGAAAACCGGGAGAGCGTGGTGGTGGGGACGATTGTGAGTAAGCTGCCGCTGGCCTATGAGAGTTTGCTGCTGATGGATAGAGTATAAGAACCCCCACCCCCAGCCCCTCCCCCTGAAAAAGCGGAGAGGGGAGTTGATAAGGGACGGATGATGAGAGCCGGGAGATTGCGCCATCGAATTGCCATACAGACGAACACGCCGTCGGTGGATGCCTATGGTCAGCCGGTGGCGTCCTGGGCGACGGCGGCGACCGTGTGGGCGGCGGTGGAGATGGCAGACGGCAGGGAGTCGATGGCGGCGCAGCAGGTGGAGAGTGTGGCGGCTGTGCGCTTTACGATTCGGCGGCGGGATGTGACGGCCCAGCAGCGGGTAAGCTGGGACGGGCGGCTCTTTGATGTGGAGAGTATTGCCCACGACCCGACGAACCGGCGAGAGACTGTGTTGACGTGTACGGAGGTGCAGGACGCATGAGCGCTTTTTCGATTGACCTGGCGGGGCTGGATGGACTGGTCCAGACATTGGAGACGATGGACAAAGCCACCCAGGGCAAGCTGCTCAACAGCCTGGCGTGGGCGGCTACCCAGCCGATTGAGGCGGAGATCAAGCGGCTGGCCCCGGTGCGCACGGGGCTGCTGAAAAGCCAGATTGGCTGGAAGCGGGGCAAGCGCAAAGCCAACGAGAAGGTATTGGTGTTGCACCTGGGCAAGGCGGGCTATGGGTGGATTGTGGAGCGAGGCAGGCCGCACAGCGCGGCCCGGCCTTTTATCCGCCTGGGCTTTGACAGTAAGCGGGGGGCGGGCGAAAAGGCGGCCCAGGCCCTGCTGGAAAAATGGATGAGGGAGAATGCCCGATGATTGAGACGCTGCTGTATACCCGCCTCACCAGCTATAGCGGTCTCTCCGCTCTGCTATCGACACGCTGGTATCCGGGCCTGCTGCCCCAGGCCCCGACCTATCCGGCGGGGGTCTATCAGGTGATCGATGACCCGGCCTATCGGGTGATGGGGGTGCGGATTGACCCCAGGCGGCCACGGGTGCAGTTGACAGTCTGGTCTCCGCTCTATTCCGAGGTGGCTACGGCCATCGAGCAGGTGCGGGCGGCGTTTGACGGTTGGGCCACTTCCTCCGGTGGCACAACTGTCCGCTATACGGAGGTGGAGGGGGGCGGGGACCTCTACGACGAGGCGACGGCGCTGCATGGGCGGTCGCTGGATGTCTTCCCCGCATACGACAGTTAGGTTTCGACAGGCTCAACCTACAGGAGCGATACGGTGACGATTGCCACGGCGATTTCAGGACTGAATACGGCGCTGGATACGATTGCCGGGCTGACTGTGCACAGTGACCCGCCCGAATTTTTGACGGTCTTTCCCTGCTCGCTCTGCTATTTGGAGAGCGGGGAGATGTCCGTGATCTCCGGCGGGCTGGACACGGGGCTGCACGTGTTGAGCGTTGACATTGTACTGGGGGAGAACGATTTGCCCACGGTGGTCAACGGGGCCAAAAGCTGGCCGGAGGCGGTGCTGTCGGTGTTGAAGGCGTCGCCGACGTTGGGGGGCACGGTCTCCCACATTGTCTACCCGGTACGCTACGAGGTGGGGGCGCTGGAGTATGGGGTGAGTGAGCATTACGGCGTCCATTTTCGTGTCACGATCAAGATGCAATAGGAGCAA